AAATATCTTCGTCCCAAATAACTTGATTCGGAATCATTGAAAACCCTTTATTTTTCATAAACCCTTTGCCGGACATCTATATACCCAAATATAGGGTAATCAAAGAAAAAAAAATTAAGAACAAAGCAAGAACATCAATATTAATATCTTGTATAAGTTTTGTATTATGTTAATTTTATTTATGATTCGTAATTTACAAATTAAACAAAAGGAGGGAACTATGAATCTACAAACAATAAAACAATTTATTAATAAAAATAAATTATCAATAACAAGCGACTACGCCGATAGTAACCCTAATATGGCAAATTCGGATAATATGAACCATTACAAAGTTACTATAAAAAGAAAGTTTAAACTTAACGGCAACCATTTAGATACAAGGTACGGCTTTAAACAAATGACGATTCCATTTAGTCAAGGCTTGGCACATACCGAAAGCCCTAAACTAGATACTGTATTAGATTGCTTATTGACGGATTCAATAGGGGTTGACGGCGTTATTTTTGAAGATTTTTGTTCAGAATTTGGTTATGACGAAGACTCAATAAAAGCTAAAAAAGTATATGAAGCATGTAAGAACAATAGCAAAAAACTAAAAAATTTGCTTGGTTCTACTTACTTTGATTTAATCAAATGCGAAAGGTTATAACATGAAAAAAATTCAAAAATTTTTAATATCTGATGCAATGGATAATATTATGCTTTATATCGTTTTTTTTGGTTGTTTATTACCATTATTTTTAAATTAAATAAATGGGGGCGAAAGCACAAGAAAGGAATTATGAAAGCAAAAGATTACAAAGGTATTACTAGCCTATTAGAACAAAAGAACCCAAATAAAAGGTTTTTTACTTTTATGGATTTTGAAGATACACAAGCAAGGATTGACTACCCTAAAATCTACCAATATCCAATACAACAACATTACCAAAAACCCAAGAAAACAACTAACTATTATATTTTATTTGTATTAGTGTTGTATATCTTATGGCTTTTGATATAACTTACTTAGAAAGGAATCAATATTATGTCTAAAAAAATGCAATTCAACCAAAGGGAAATACTAGCGGTTGACAATCCGGAATACTTTACTTGTATTAATTGGAAGCCTTTAGGGGATAGGCAACGATACGAATACCCTAGCAAACAAGAAGCTATTACAAAAGGTAAAAACATTGTTAAGCAAGACGATAAAGCTAAAATAATGATTTATGCCGTTAATGGTTCTAACATGGCCTTAGTTGATAGTTTCAAGGGTTCGGCATGGAAATAATCTATGCCAAATGCTAGGGACAAACTCTGGGATAAATTAAAAGAAGTTTGCAATAAAAATTATTATTTTCAAGGCGTACAATATTGGAAATATATTTTGAAAGCTAAAGATTACGTTCCATTAAAAGATTTGAAAGAATGGATTCGCAAAGAAGAAGTAAAACAAATTAAGAAGCAACAAGAAGAGGACAAGGCCTACGAAGAAAGGGTGAAACATGGCGGATAATTTTAAACAAGAAGAACCAACTATTCAAGTAGATTTATTTGGTAATGAAGTAACAAAAAAATTTGAATTAAGGGACAAATACATAGAACCGCCTTTTTCCGTATTTGATACCAAACAAGGTTCTTGGCAAAGAAGACGTAATAAATGGAAAGCGTTAGGTATAGAAAGCGAATTAGGGCGGAAAGTTGACGGTGCTCACTTTGCCGGTAGGCATAGACAAGCCGAACGAAGCGGAAAGAAACCGGCCGAATCTACGCAAAGAATATTAGACGTTGGCGAACATAGTATATTTGACCCTGTTGTTTGTGAATTGGCCTATACTTGGTTTTGTCCCAAAGAAAATTCTAGGATATTAGACCCATTCGCAGGGGGTTCGGTTAGGGGTATTGTTGCGGCTACTTTAGGCCATGATTATACCGGTATTGAATTACGGCCGGAACAAGTTGAAAGCAATAAACTACAAGCGGACAAAATTTTTGAAGAAAAAGATAAAAAGCCAAATTGGATTATTGGCGATAGTAATAAAATTTTAGATAATTTAAAAGACGGCGTAACAAGTAACCAAATAGAAAACTACGATTTTATTTTTAGTTGTCCGCCTTATGGTAATTTAGAAATTTATAGCGATATGCAAGACGATATTTCCAACATGGAATACCCACAATTTTTAAAAATTTACGAATCAATAATTGCGAAGTCATGCAATTTATTAAAACAAGGAGAACTAGCTTGTTTTGTTGTGGGCGAATTTAGGGACAAGAAAGGCCATTTCTACGGCTTTGTGCCGGACACCATTAGGGCTTTTACTAAATGTGGAATGAAGTTCTACAATGAAATCATTTTATTAAATGCTATCGGTTCGGCTAGTGTAAGGGCTTCAACGTCTATGAAAAATAGAAAGGTTGTTAAGATACATCAAAACGTATTAGTTTTTCAAAAAATATGACAATAAAAAAAGATTTATATGTTTATAGGGTTTTGCATGGTTCAAAAAGAATTAAAAAAATTAAACTTAAAAAGTTACTTAGTCATTTAAATATGGAAGTATTTACAAAAAAGTTTTTTGCAACCGAAAAAGAAGCCAAAGATTATATAAAAAAATGATAAATAAATTTTATATAGAAGATTGTTACGAACGCTTAACAAATAAAGATTTTAAATATAATTATATTATTACTTCGCCGCCTGACTTTAGCGAAATCGGTTTAGTTTTAAATGATAGTTATTATACATGGATAAAACCTTTTATTGAAAATTTTAATCCAATTAGCGGCTTTGTAACTATTTGCATAACCGATAGGAAAGCAAACGGCGGTATCATTCCAAAACATAAAGAGGTTATTGACGCTTTTACTAGCCTTGATTGGAATGTTTATAGTTACAAGTTATGGATAAAAACAACAAAGATTGATTTATATAAATTACCTTATCAACATTTAATTACTTTTTCACAAGGTAAAAGAAAGCAACCACAAAATAAAAAAATATTACAAGATTTATTTATGGTAAAAGGTAGCGGCTATAAAAATTCTATGCCGGTAGAAATTTGCGAAACATTTATAAAAAGTTTTACCGAAGAAAAAGATTTAGTTTATGATCCGTTTTTGGGTAGCGGAACAACGGCGATAGCTTGTAGTAATAATAATCGTAATTGGGTTGGTTCGGAAATACAAGAAGAAGTATCGCATGTAATAAAAGAAAGGTTGAAAAATGAAACTACAACAAAAAATAAATATTGAAGAAGTAGCTAAATTAACATTAAGAAATATATTATCTTCAAAAGGTATTATTTATAAACATTATGAAAACAAAATTAAAAAAAAATCCTTTTGCAAAGATTTTGACAAAAGCATATTACAAATTACGAATAATCAAACCCAAAAAGGGTAAAGGTAGCTATGTTAGAAACAATTATAATACTAGAAGTAATAGCGATTAGTTTATACTTTCTTCAAAATTAATAGTTGCGTTAAAGCTAAAAGATATTCTTTCATCATTTTTATCGCTTGAATTAAATGGATAAACAACATGCGTAAGGTTGTTAGGGAACAAAATCCAAGTACGCTCCATTTCGTTTGGCATAATTCTATAATTAACGTCTGTGAACATACCCTCCGAACCCTCTAAAAATTCAGTATTTCCAGAAAAATCATTATGTTGTTTGGCATTGTCCGTAGGAATCATTGATTTTGGTATTTGTAAATATCCAACACAAGATAAATGATAATTTTTTGATTTTGAATATTCCGTATGTCTATGTGCTGGGTTGTAATCGTTTGGTTTTGACACCACATACCAAGCTGAATTAATTAAAATGCTTTTAATCTTGTCTTCTTTGTAATGGGCATTAGTATAAGAAGCAATAATAGGGTCAAAAAATTGTCTTTTCCATTTCAACATCACTTCCGGCGTTATAAGATATTCTTCGGCAACATGGCCAACAAGTCTATTACCCCAATCATGGTCTTTTTGCTTTTCTTTATCTTGTCTTATCTTTTGCAAATCTTCTTTGAAATCTTTAATTAAGTCTAGGGGTAATGTTGCTTTTGCTAAAGTAGAACCGAATGGCTTAAAAATTTTAAAATTTATTTTGTCCGTCATAAATCGTTAATGTTATATAAATCTTTTATAGGAATACTCCAGCATTTAGGCCTATCAAGGCCAAAGTCCGTAAGGTATTTATCTTCTATTTTACTATGATAAGGAAACCAACCTTGTAATGTATATGTATGATTACCCTCATAAGTAATTAAAACATACTTAGCTTTTTTTTCAACCGGTCTAATGATTAATGTATTGTTATATTTTTTTTGTTGGGTTCTTATTTCTATATCTTCCCCAACGTCCGCTTTATCATACCGGTTATAAGTATCGCTATAACTTCCGTTAAAAAAAACATTCTTAGCTTTACAATAAGCAACTTCGCCCATAGCCCCTAAAATTCCTAAAGATAATGTTTTTTCTTCCGTACCTTTAAAACCATGTCCAAAGGTTTTTTTCATTTTTATATTTTCAACGTATCTTTTGTTGGCAACTTGCGAAGCCATCTCTATTTCGTAAGGTTCTAGTTTTACAATCATACTCCGCACATTCCCTCACACTCATTATTAAATAAATCTAATTGATCTGTGTTTTCATCAAAATCAACCTCATTAATTGGAATACATTTTCTAGTAAAAAAAATTTTATCTTTAATACCTGTTTTTTCTTTGATTAGTTCTTTATTATCAATAAATGCTTTTTCTAATTTTATTACTTCTTCCCATTCTTTTTTGTTTTCTTTTACCCTTAACCATTCGGTATTGTTATGAAACGGACAAAAAGTACAAGCTGATCTTGGTGGTTTTACTTTGTAATTTTTTTCAAACCAATTAATACAATCTAAACGACTCCATTTTAAATCAATTAAAGGGTAAATGTTATTTATATATTTTATAGGATTTGTTTTCATTCTTTGAACTTCATCTAAAGAAATTCCCATAAGTAATTCAACTTGCATATCTTTAGTTGCTTTTTGCCCTTTTTTTAAACCTAATAAACTTCTAATTTTTTGTGTTACCGGTTTTATTTTATAATCTGCGGTGCACTGCCTACGATTCATGCCAATTTTTCCATTATCACTTAAAGAAAAAAATGGAATTGGTACTCTTTGTTCCAAACCTTTGGTTACATTTATTAAATCTTCTTTAAGATTACGCCATTGAACAACATAAATTGGATATGAAACTTTTGTTTTTAACCATTGTAACCATTCAATAACATTATCTGGCTCTGCACCAACATCAGCAAAAATTGCGGCATCAACCATTGGAACTTTACCTTGTTCAATTAACATGGCTAAAGTTGAAGATTGCACTCCAGCACCTAAACTTAATATTCTTAATTTTTTCAAACTTCGTTACCCCAACAATCCCAACCTTGAACCTTTTGCCTAGCAAACAATTCAATTCTAGGTAAATCGCCGCAAAGATTTACAATGTTAGTTCT